CCGACCTTGCGCCGCACCTCGCCGATCGTGCCGCCTGCGATGACTTCGTGGCCGTCGCCGAGGCTGTTGTAGTTGACCCGGTAGACGACGAACGCAACCTTGTCGAGCGCGCCCGCGTCGATCTGCGCGTCGGTGAAGCCTTCCAGCTCGAACCCGGCCACCGGGTAGAGCGTGTTGGCCTCCGCGTTGTCCACGCCGAGATCGGCCGAGGATTGCAGGGCCGACATCTCCATGCCCGTGCGGGCCTTGTACGTCAGGCCGTCGTAGGTGACATCGGCATCCAGCAGGGTGAACCCGCGATAGGTGCCGTCGTCCAGCGGGCCGACGCGCAGCAGATCAGTGAGGGTGGAGGATGAGGCGGATTTGTGCGTGACCAGCGCGGCCGGGATGGTCTTACTCACCAAACACCTCGACCAGCTCGCACACCACTTCCGCGATGTCGCGATGCGGGAGGACGAACTCGATGTCGTCCGAGGCGAAGCGCACGGGCACCAGGAACTCGCCCGTCCACGTCAGCGGCTGCCCGGCTGTCCACGCCGTTGTCGGGGTAAACAGCCCCGTGGCCTCGTCCAGCGAGCCGGCCTTGGCCACGCCGTTCTGATAGACCGTCACCGTCGAGGCGACCGGCTTGGTGATCGTGCGGGTGTAGGTTTCCGAGCCGTAGGTGTAGGTCTTGACCAACTGCACGGCGGTGGAGCTGGAAGGGGCTACGCCCAGCGATTGCGCGGTGACGCTGTAGTCGTTCCAGTCCTTGAACAGCCACGAATAGAGCGCGCCACGGGCCGCATGCGCGAGGTTCAGCAGCTCGGCCCGCATGGCCGGTGTCCAGCCCGCGGTGCGGGCGGTGTAGCGGCGCTTGGGGTTCTGCCAGTTGGCGTTGCGGCGCTCGTAGCCGGTTTTCAGCTCACGGACGCGCGTGGAAAACGCGACGACAGCCGAGAACCCCGCCTCTACCTTCGCAGAGAGGCGGGTCGCGATGATCGTCATGGGTTAGCGGTTCCGACTGGAGGCGCGGTTTTGCGCGCGAGCCGTGGACTGCGCGAATTGGTCAGCGGTGCGGGAGTCGATGCGGCCCTGCAAGTAGATGTTTTGGGTCACACCGGCCGGCCGCCATGCTTGCGGCTCGTTCGCCGCTTCCATGCGCACGCCGAGCTTTCCATCGGGGCCGCGATGCAGCGGGAGGATTGCTTCGGGGCCGGCCTCGCCCATCAGGCCGAGACGGCCACCGGCCATCGCAAAGTTCATGGGCTGCGAGACGACGCCACCATAGGCGAACTTCTGCACGCCGTTCTCGAACGCGCCGCCATTGGCGTAGCCACCGCCGCCCGTGAATAGGCCCACGAGGCCACTCAACCACCCACCTCCGGCCGTTCCCGCGCCGCTCGTGCCCTGCTGGCCGAATGCCTGTGCGATCCACTTCTCCGCAATGGCGCGGGTGATCTGCGCGGCCAGTTCGTTGAAGAAGTCCTTGAGTGCGTCCTTGGCGGACTTGGCCCCGGTGACAAAATCGGTCAACGCATCCGACGCGCCACGCCGGAAGTCGTCCATGAGGTCGATCGAGGTCTGCTTGGCCTTGGCTTCGGCATCGAAGGCGTTGGCCGTCGCGAGCGCGGCCTGCGCCTCCTGGCTCATCACGTCGATGTGATTGCGCCGCAGCTCGATCATTACGGCGCGCTGCGTGTTGGACAGGCCAATGGTGTCCAACTCGAACTTCATGTCATCGAGCAACTGGCCCAACGGGTCCAGCTCGGCCTTGATGGCTTCGACGTTCTTCTGGTGCGCCGCCGCCTCCGCATCCAATGCGGACTTCAGCCCGGCCGCCGCAATGGGGGATTGCGCCGCGAGCTGGTTCAGCTCGGCAACGCGCTTGGCATGCTCTCGCTCGGCTTGCGCCAAGGGCCCGTCCAGAGCGGCCTGCATGTCAAGGAAGGACTGCGTGGCTCGGTCCTCGGCCTCCGCCTGGCGCTGAAGGTCGTTCGCTGCGTCCTTGCTGAAATCGGGGAGCGTCGTGACGCGCGGCGTGGACACTCGTCCAGTCCGGGGCGTCTTGACCTTCGGCTCCTTGGCCGCGGCCACGATCTGCTTGTCGATCTCCCCGACAAGCTGGGCGGTGTCCGCCTTGATCTGGTTGACCAGCTTCGTATTGCCGGCCTTGGCCGCGTCCGCGATGGCAATGTCGGCCTGCGTCTGGACGCGCTTCTTCTCGCGGGTCAGCTTCTCGACCTGCGTGGCATAGCTGCCCAGTTCCGCCTGAAGGGCAATCGCGGTGTCGTTCGCCCGCTGGTTGGCAGCGTCGATCGCCGCACGACGCAACTGCGGGTCCGCGCGCAGCACCTTCTGCGAGTCGGAGATGAGCTTGGTCAGCTCCTTGATGCGAGCATTGGCGGCGGTGACCGCCCCCATGTTGGCGTTTGCGCCCTTGGCCGCCTCATCGCGCATCATCTGTTCGAGGCCGTGCAACTGCTGCACCGCCCCGGCAATGTCATGCTGGGCGACGCCAACGACGGTGTTCAGGCGGCCAAAGTTGCGGAGTTCGTCAATTGCCCCGCTGATGCCTTGCTTGACCGCGCGCCATGCCTTCGTGATGCCATCTGCGTCTTGAACGGCCTGCTGCGCCCGCCGCGTGGAGACGCGCGAAAATTCGTTGACCAGCAGCGTGGCCGCTTCCTGCGTGCGGCCCTCCTCCTGAAGCGCCTTGATGTGCTCGTAGGTCGCAGCGGTGAGGAAATGCACCTGCTTGTTGAGTTCGGCCGCCGCCTGCACCGGGTTTTCGGTGAGCTTGGCGAACTCAGCAATCGTCTGTTCGACGGCCTGCCCGGTGGCAGCCTGCATCGCGAGCGCCGCCTGCGCGACAGCCCCCATCTGCTCGGCCGTGAACTTGCCGGACTGCGCCACCGCCGCCAGCGCCGCCGCTGCGTCATGCTGCGTCGAATTGGACGTGACCAGCGTGGCCGACAGGCTCTGGAGTCGTTGCGCGGTCGTTCCGGCAATGTTTCCCGACAAATCCAGCGCGCGGCTAAAGGCCGTCGCTTCATCAGCGCCCTGCTTCCACGCGATCGCCAGGCCGCCCACGGCGACCGCCGCCACCGTGTAGGGATTGATGAGGTTGAGAATCGCGCCCGACAAGGCGCGCGCGGCGGGAATGACACCGCCGAACATGTCCTTCAACTGGCCGCCCTGCTGCAACAGAACGGTGAGCGGCCGCTGCCCCGAGGACAACGCGGTCACGATGTCCGTCACCTGCGCAGGAACGCCGCGGAGGGCGGCGGCGGACTGCTTGGCGCTCAGGCCGTATTCGTTCAGCGCCTTGCCGCTTTGCTGGAGCCGCTTGGTCTGTGCTTCGAGCTTGGCGAGGAGATCGGCTTGCACCTTGCCGGTGGTCTGCGTCTCGATCCGCCAGCGCGTCATCTCCTCGCGGTTCAGCCCGAGGGTGGCGATGTTCTTCTCAAGTGACGCGACCACCCGCTTGGAGTTCTGCTCCATCGAGGTGGACGCATCCTTGGCGGCCTGCGAAATCCCCCGCGTCGTGCTGGCCGCCTTCGCCTCGGCCGCATCAAAGCCCGACGTGTCCACCACGATGTCTAGGCGGGCAGTGCCGATGCTCTCGGACATGAAGGCTCTCGATAAAAAGAAAAAGCCCGCTGGTTAGGCGGGCTTGTGCATATGCGTCAGGGCGGCTTCTTCGACAATCCGGATGGAACCCATCAGGTCGTCGTAGTCATCGGCCGCGAGCCCGCGCCGGTCCAACTCATGGAACACCACGTTGTAGTCGAGGCCGACCACACCACTCATGCCGACGCGCCACTGCGTCGAAAGGCGAGTGAACAACTGAATAACGGGCCAGTTCTCGACCCAAAGCTCCACCAAAGGCGGCTGGATCTCCTCTTTGCTGAAGCCCCAAAACGCCAGTTCTTCGGGCTTCGGCGGCGTCCAATAGAGGGCTCCGACCGCCTCGATCAGTTTCCCTTGCGGGCCGCGATCAGCGCCTCTTTGTAGGCATCAATGACGTGCCACACCGCGCCCGGCTGATGGTCGTTCAAGGCAGCGACCGACGCCTGGTCCAGCGGAAGGTCCGCGTCCCAGCCTTCGACCAGCGCGAGGAACACGCCCACCTCGTCGCCGTCCTTCTTGACCGACTTCAGCAGCGCATCGAACTCCGTGCGCGTCTTGGCGCGGAAGGTGACGTTGAGCGTCTGTTCGCGGCCCATCGACACAATCTTGATGGAACCGGGGAACGCGGGGTCTTGTTTGATCTTGAACATCGTTGACTCCTTCAGAAAAAGGGAGGCCCCATGCTCCGGGCCTCCCCGGAGTCATCAGGTGCTGTAGCGAACCGGCTCATTGAGCAGCGAGAGCGACACTTGGCAGGACGACACCTGGTTCACGTCCATGCTCGGGATCTTGTTCACGGCGATGTACGCCAGATACAGGATCTTCGAGCTGTCCGACTTGGTGATCCGCACCGCACGGGCGACGCGATCGTCGTTCGCCGTCGAGGCGAGGATGTAGCCCGCCAGCGTCGGGTCGTCGGCAACCTCGATGTCCATGTTCGACGCCGACTTGTTGGTCGGAATCTTGACTTCGCGATCCGCCTCCAGGAACTGATACGTCGCGTACTGCTGTTCGCCGCCGCTGGTGCCGGTCTTGAGGATCTGCGTGAGTTGCGTCCAGCCGGTGACTTCTTTCACCGAGCCGGTGCCCGTGCCAGCAGGGTAAACGGTCGTGTCGCTGGTATCGCTGCCTTCCAGTTCGAAGGTGTTGGCCGTGATGTTCGCGACGCGAAACACCTTGTCGGTCAGGCGGCCCCAGCCCGAGGTCACGATGACGAAATCGCCATTGGCAAGGCCGTGGGCGGTCGAGGTCATGACGCAGGGCGCGGCGTTGGTTGCAACGGTGACGGTGAGAGCCGACCCCGTGCCGCTCGCAATATGAACGGTCGAGCCGTTCGGAAGCGAAACACTCATTCTTGAAACTCCATCTCGATGGGATGAGCCGCCTCACGGCGGGTCGTGTCCGGCTGCCTCACGGCAGGCGGGATCGGCTTGTGCACAAACCGAATGGGTGCGCGCTTTCGTGCTGTCTCACGACATGACTAGGCGCGGCTTGAAACGAAGAAGGCCCGCCATTGAGTGGGCCTTCGGGAATAGCTGCGACAGTAGTTAGCCCAGCCCGTCAGGGCATGAGCGGCGAGGATCAATCGCCGCCAGTAGCCTTCACCGGACCCGTCAGGGACTTTGGGCTGGTACCGCCCGAGTCCTTCACCGGTTGCCTCGCCCCGCTGCCTGTCGCACACAGGTGTCGCCACGCCCTCTAGGCGCGCCGTAGGGACATTTCTTATGGCGTGTACCAGAGCGAGTAGTCGCACCGGCTGCCGTAAAGCTTCAAATCGTCTTCGTATAGCGACACAGGGGCCGCGTAGGTCGTCGCAGACAGCGTGCCAACCAAGGCCGTGCGAACGGACCGCGCGATGCTGGAGGCTTCCAGTTGCGTCTTGGCCCACACCACGACCTGCATCCGGGCGTTGTCCTTGTCCCCGATGGTGCCTTCCAGATACTCGACCACCTGCCCGCCCACCTGCTGATAGACGATCAGCGGGAACGTCGGGTTATCCGGCAGCGTGCTCGGGTACACGCGCCCGCCCACGAGCGAGCTAAGCGTCGTTTTCAGCGTCGCTTCGATGCCCACTCTCGGCCTCTCTCAACAGTTCCGGCAGGCGCTTGCGCCCGCGTTCGATGCCCGCCTGCTGCGCGCGCTTGCCCGCCGTGTCCAACGCAGGCCGCAGGAACGGACGCGCCGCGATGAACTTCGGCGAAGGCAAGCGTTCTTTGGTCGTAAACCAATCGCCGTTCGGCAGCTTGACGACCTTGTACGGCTGCCAGTGCCCGAACTCGATCAGGTGGCCATGCGGCGCAACCTTGTGATTCCAACTCACCGAATAGACGACCCGCGACTCGTCGGACAAGCCATCCTTGAAAGCGAGGTAGATGGAGCCGGCGAGCTTTCCCGATTCCTTCGGAGCCAGCAGCTTCGCTTCATCCCGCAGCACTTCGCCCATGCCCACCGCGATGGATCGCGCTAGGCTGACTTTCAGGGGTCCGCTCAACTTGGCGAGGGCGGTCTGCCACTCGGAGAAGTCGGCCTTGATGCCGCTAGCCATCGTTTCCGCCAACTTCCGCGATGATGTCCGTCCACTCCTTACGGGCGTGGTCGTGGCGCACCTGCTTCACGTCGAAGTTCTGGCCGCCATACACCACGCGCTTGGCCGCATCCACGTCCGTGCGATACCGGATGCGGAAGCTGTAGGCGTTGATCTCCACGCCATCCAGCGACGCCTTGATGGTGTTCAGGCCGTTTGCGCCGCGAATGTCCGCCCACACGCTCGCGAGATCCGTCCACGTCTGCACCGGCTGACCGGCATCGTCCGTGCCGCTGTCGCGCGTCTGGAGCGTGATCTGGTTGCGGAGCGTGCCGGCTTTCACAGCATCATCCGATACGGGAACAGCAGCGCGTCCACCGCCTGGTTGCGGGCCAAGGTGTTTTCCACCTTCGCCTCGCGGTTGGCGTACAGGTCTGCAACGAGCAACAGCACCGCCGCCTTCAGGGGCGCGGGGACCGTCGTATAGCCGCAGGTAAAGCGCACGCGCACCGAGGCCAGCGTGTCGGCCGTGGGCCAACTGGAATCGGTCCATACGCGCCCACCGGGGAGGTCCGTGCGGTAATCCGCAGGGTCCAGCGTGGTTTCCACGCCGTCCGCGTCATACTTCACCGACGTGATGCCGGTGACGGGCTGCTTGAGCAAGCGGATCGCCCCGCACGGGAAGCCGTCCAAGGACTGCTCCCACGTCTCGCTCGACAGCGGTGCACCCAAGACGCCTTCGACATGCGCCTGCGCGGCGAGGATGTACGCGCCGAGTATCGTGTCGCTCGCCGTGTCCGTGATGTTCAGATGCAGCTTGGTATCGGCAAGGGTGACGGCCTGACTACCTGCCGTAATCAGTTTCAGCGCCATCACCCGCCCTCGTTATTCGTAGGCCGCAACCGCAGCCGGGTTGTCATCGGCGACCCCATCGGCCACCAGCGCGGCAATCTCGGCCGCATCGAGTTCGACCACCTGCTGGCACTTGCCGGCGCGGCAGTCCACGAGCAGCAGCGCCTTGCGCTTGCCCTCGGGTTTCGCTTCCTTCTTTGCCATCCATCCCTCCAAAGAAAACGGCCCCCGAAGGGGCCGTTCTCGTCACGGCTCTTAGGTGGCCGAGTTCGCGTAGTACTTCACGGTCGCACCCGAGATGTCGATCAGGTTGCCGCCCGCGCGCATCCACGCGAGGAAGCCGACCTGGCCGTTCTTGGTGTACGCCGAATCGGTGAAGCGGAACAGCGTGGCCGACATCACGTCACGGATGCGGTAGTTGCCGAGGCGACCGAACAGGATCGACTTGGCGTTGGCCGCCATCGTGGCCACGTCCTGGTTGATCACGATGTCATAGCCCAGCAGCGTGTCCGGCGCGCCGCCCGGAACGCCCGTCTCGTAGCCCGGGACGAAGATCGGACGCGACTGGCCGTCCTTGATCTTGCGGATCACCTTCACGGAAGCGTCGTTCATCATCCACGACAGCTTGCCTCCCTGACGATACGCCGGGTCGATCGAGTGGATCAGGTCCACGAGGTCGTCGTAGATGACCGTCGAGGTCTGGCCGGTCGTGCCGGTCTTGCCCGAAGCCGCCGCCGTCACGATGCCCTTCGGCTGCGAGGAGCCGGTGCCGGTCGTGAAGTAGGTGTTCTGCACGCGGCCAAGGCGCTCAGCCAGCAGATCAACCACAAGCGCGTCGATGTTGATCTGCGAGTCCTGAAGCAGCTCGAACGGCACAGTGACTACCTTGGAGCTGAACTTGTAGACGTTCAGGCCCACGGTCGAGAACGCGGCATCCTGCGAAGCCGCCGCCGCATTTTCCGCGACCAGCTCACCCGTGTTGCTGGTGTCGTCGC